ACAAAGTTATCTAAGAACTATTGATGATAGTGATTCTACTATTAAAGGTCATGTGAGAATATCAAATAAATTAGATGCTTCAGACTTTGCTCTGTTTACAATTAGTGGTTCTATAACAGAAGCTTCAGGATATTTCAAAGTTCCTGTAGCTTATGTAAGTGGTTCAGCATCTTCATTCTCAAATGGTGAAGACTTAATTGTAACCTTTGCAAGAACTGGAGACCAAGGTGACAAAGGTCAAAAAGGTGAAGTAGGTTCTACAGGCTCTACAGGTTCAAAAGGACAGAAAGGTGAAGTAGGAGCTACAGGTCAAAAAGGTCAGAAAGGTGAAGTCGGCTCTACTGGTTCAACAGGTGCTAAAGGGGAAAAAGGCCAGAAAGGTCAAACAGGTGCTACAGGTGGAGACGGTAACGATGGTAATGACGGTTCAAAAGGACAGAAAGGTGAAGTAGGTGCTGCTGGTAACAATGGAACTAATGGTTCTAAAGGTCAGAAAGGTGAAGTAGGAGCTGCTGGTAATAACGGTACAAATGGTTCTGACGGTGATAAAGGGCAAAAAGGTCAAGCAGGTTCTAATGGAACTAATGGAACTAATGGTTCTAAAGGTCAGAAGGGTCAAGCAGGTACTAATGGTTCTGATGGAAACGATGGAACTAATGGCGATAAAGGTCAGAAAGGTGAAGCAGGTTCTAATGGAACTAATGGCGATAAAGGTCAGAAAGGTCAAGCAGGTTCTAATGGAACTAATGGAACTAATGGTTCTAAGGGACAAAAAGGTGAAGCAGGTACTAATGGTACAAATGGTACTAACGGAACTGATGGTTCTAAAGGTCAGAAAGGCCAGGCTGGTACTAACGGAAGTAACGGAACTGATGGTGACAAAGGTCAAAAAGGTCAAGCAGGTACTAACGGTAATAATGGTACAAATGGAACTGATGGTGACAAAGGTCAGAAAGGTGAAGTAGGTCAGAAAGGCCAGAAAGGTCAAGCAGGAACTAACGGAACTGACGGTACTGATGGCGATAAAGGTCAGAAAGGTGAAGTAGGACAGAAAGGCCAGAAAGGTGAAGTAGGAGCTACTGGTGTAGGTCAGAAAGGTCAGAAAGGTCAGAAGGGTCAAACAGGTGCTACAGGTGTAGGACAAAAAGGACAGAAAGGTGAAACAGGTGCTAAAGGCCAGAAAGGTGAAGTAGGGCCTACAGGTACAGGTCAAAAAGGACAGAAAGGTGCGACAGGTGATAAAGGCCAGAAAGGTCAAACAGGTACAGGTTCTAAAGGACAGAAAGGTGAAGTAGGTTCTAAAGGTCAGAAAGGTGAAGTAGGCACAGGTCAAAAAGGTCAGAAAGGTGAAGCAGGTGGATTTACTACAAGTTCAAATGCTCAAGTTAATAGTTTAGGTATTAACACAGCAGGCTCAGGTACAGCAGGTGAGATTAGGGCAACTAATAACATTACAGCTTACTACTCTGATGCAAGACTAAAAGACTTTGAAAGCACTATACCAAATGCTCTAGACAAAGTATTAGCTCTAAGTGGTTACTACTTTAGAGAAAATGAGCTAGCTAAAGAGTTAGGTTATGAAAATGATAAACGACAAGTTGGTGTATCAGCTCAAGAGGTACAAGATGTATTACCAGAAGTAGTAACAGAAGCACCTATTGATGAGAAATACTTAACTGTTTGGTATGATAAGTTAGTTCCTTTATTAATAGAAGCTATTAAAGAACTAGCTGAAGACTCACATCCTCCAAAATGTTTACAAGATATGGAAGGATTTGAAGATATACAACGAAGATTAGAAGACTTAGAAAATAAATAATGTCATATATTTGTAGAGATTTATCTGAAAGAGATGTTGACCATCTAGAAAATACTGGAGTGTTAGATGAGTTCTATCTTGCTAATGTAAAATATTTAGAAGGAGATAAGAACTTTAATTATGCTAACTGTGGTTTAACTACAGAAGAGTTTAATAATCTAACACAAGACCAGAAAAAATATTTTTGGAAAAAGTTTTTAAGACCTATGGGTAGGATTGTTGAAACAACACCTTTTGAAGAACCAGAGCCTTATGTATTTAAGTCTTTAGCTATGCAAGCTCCAGATGGATATATATTACATCTTTATAATGGATATATAGACGGTAATATCTGGGTAGAAGAAAGAGGTTTAACAAGACCTGATGCTAGTGGTTCAAGAGCTTATACATTTACAAATGACTTTTGGACTCCTAAATATACTTACTTAAAAAGTTTAGGAATAACTAAGATAAAAAGAGTTATTGACATGGGTGGAGAACTTGTTGCATTATTAACTAATCCAGATAGTTACAACTATAACACACATTTAGATGCTTCAACAATGGTAGTTGAAGATGTTACCTCTACTTATCCTTGGGGTGATGTAACACATAAACATATAACAATAGATTTAACATGAGTACATTAAGTGATACAAACGTAAGTTTCGATGGAATGCGAGACCTTTTTGATAATTTAACAACTCAGGGAAGCACGTCTTCTTGGTCATTAAACAATCAAAAACATATTGACCGTTGTCCTGTTATTAATGGTGGTCAAGGTAGTGGTAAAGTTCCTGTAACGTTTGGTCAGTCTGAAGCTACTAGTACAACTAGTATGAATGCAAATGATTTTAAAAGTATTTTTAAAGTAGATTCTGTTAGAGCAACTGCTACTACAGGTACTAATAAAAACCAAACACAGCATAACTTTACAGGATTTGGAACACTTCACGGTATGTATGCTGCTAGTAAACAAAATATTACCAACAATAATAGTGGTGTTGGTGTAGCATACGATGGTACTAATACTTATACAGGGACTGGTAACAATCAAAACTTTATAACTTTTGATGATTTAAATAGTAATTTTAATTCTAACAAAGACATTGCTGCTGTAGGATTTTATGAAGCAGGATTTACTGCTTTAGAAATGGTTGTAGTTTTTAGAGGTTCAGGAGCTTCAGCAACTGATACAGACTGGAGTAATATGTATCTAAGAACAATTAGTGAGCTTCACGAAACAGCAGGTACTGAAGACATTAATATACAGATGGGAGGAGTTTTTGCTAACAATGCTACATCAGGTTATAATGTGACTACATATTCAAATATTCTTTATGGCCCTTATTATCGCCATGCATGGATATTACCTAATGTATCTTTTGCTGCTTCTAGTGTAACCTATGTTAAGTTTGACTAATATGGTACAATCTTGTAATGAAGAAATTAGTTATAAGTTTACAGCGAAGAACAGATAGAAAAAAAGAATTTTATAAAAATAATTTAATAAATTATGAATTTATAAAAGCAATAGACTATAAAAGACTAGATGACTTTATAGTTGATGAAGAGTTTAGAGACCCTTTTAAAAACAGACCAGTTTTAAAAAGTGAAGTAGCATGCTTCTTATCTCACAAAAAAACATGGGAAAGATGTTTAGAGTTAGATGAACCTGTTATTATCTTAGAGGATGATGCAGTAGTAAATGAAAGATGGGATGAAGAATACTACAAAGACTTAATAGATAGATACGATTTTATATACTTACAAAAAAACGAGAACGAACCTGACAAAGTTATAAGTATAGATGATAAATTGGAGATACCTTCTTATCCTTATAATTTAACAGGCTACATAATAAAACCCTCAACGGCAAAAATTTTATTAGATAATATAGATAAAATTATTCCTGCTGATGAATATGTACCTAAATTAATAAAGGAGAAAGTTTTGAATAACG